AGATTAATTTGTTCTGCTATTTTATTGAAAATTATTTCGTTACCTTCCTCATTTACTGCATTAGCTGATTTATTATATGAACAACTATAGGGGCTTGAATCATGTTGCATTGGTGCAATATCGTATAGCACCGGTCCACTATTAAAAGTAAACCATTTTGGTATGTCGTGTTGATGTTGAGGACAGTGAATAACAGGGATATTTTTAAATTTAAGGTATTGCTCTATTTGAATTAGGGCACCATAGAATCTATTACGATTTGTTTCTGGTGTAAAAAAATATTTTTGATAGATCTCTATAGCCTGCCTTGTTTCTTCTAAAGTTAGGTCAATCATTTCACTGTCATGTGCTTGTTTTTCATCTTTTAAACTACCCGGATAATAACCATAACTTTTTTGAGAACATTTCGCTAAATCCATTTCCTTATGTTTATGTATATCTTGATGAAAAGTTGGGCAGAAGATAAATCCTGGATCTCCATGCATGATGATGGCAACATCAAATGGTTGTGATTTTTTAAGTCTAAATAGTATACGTTCTTCAGAGCACAGTGCTGTACCTACATATTCTGGATAATCACAATTAAATTTTGCAATGATCTTGTCTACCCAGGTATCAAAAAATCTGTTTTCACGATTCATACTACATAAACTGTGCCCATAAAAGTTGATCTTCATATTGATTTTTCTATGTTAATGGTCGGAGTGGAAAGAATCGAACTTTCTACCTCCTGCTCCCTTAGCAGGTACTCTCCCAATATGAGCTACACTCCTGCCCGGCTCGGGACGAACTCCAGCAACCGGTCTCATATTTATGTTATTTTACCGATCATCGGAAAAACTGCGGCAATGACACAGGCACATTCTTTAGCAACGAGTTGATGCTCTAATTGTGTTCCATTATCACTACGTAATTGAATAAAGTGTACCCAACTGCGCAATGTACCATTCATATATAAACGACTTACTGTATTTCCTTCTGGTAAAACAGATCTTGCCTGTTCCTTAGCAATGCCGTTTTCAATTGCCCATTTGTATGCTTCTCGAGCAGCGGCAATAACGTTTATTTGTTTAATTTTCCACTCGTGTTCGAGTTCTTTATCTTCAGTAACAACACTATTTTGTCTATTTTTTGGATCTTGTAATCTTGCTTCTCTTAGTTCAAAATCAAGATCTTTAGTGGGATCAGCGTACCTTTGACTAAATTCCTGAAAACTAAAACTTCTATGTCGAAGAATCTGTCGAGCTATGTCCCTAGTCGTTTCAATCTCCAAACAAGCAGAAACCATCTCTAATGGACTCCAATGCTGATGTTTAATCAAATAATTAATTAGTTTTTCACTAGTTTCAGTGTTAAATTGATTTGATGGATTACTAACACGAGCACAATACGCAATTAATTCTTGGGCATCATTAATGCCCTTTTCAGCGAAATCTTCTGTAGGTTGGCTATATGATACTAATTTGACTTTCACTGCAACTTCCTCTTTTTTAGAAATTTATTGGTTTCTTTAATAATATCTTTTTTAATTCTATCAGTGTCTAATTTAAAATCTACATTGTCGATATTTTCTTGATAGGTAACAAAAATTTCGTGTAGTTGTTTTTCTACACCGTCCCAGTCAGTATCTCTACGTCTACTGATTTCAATATTCCATACTTTGCTGTCTTTGAATTTAACCTGTACAGAGTGTAGGTACTTTAATGGTACCACATTAAGATTTATTTCCTCAAATACTTCCGGCCAACGTTCAATGACATCCTTTGAAAGCTTCTTCGATGTCATTACTTTTTCTTAGTTGGAACTAAATCCTCTGCTTTTCTACGAAATTCAGCTGCTTGTTTTGATAGCTTATCAGCTTGGCTTCGATAAAATCTAGCTTCTGCTTCTACTGTTTCAAATGTAGTAACCGCAGTTTCGTTAATGTTTGCTGATGTAGTTTTGGTAACATCAGCTTTCTCTGTAGGAACTTCTTTTACAGTGGCAACTTCCTTTACTTCTGTATCATTGTTCTTAATTTTTCTTGGATCAGATATAGACAAGTCGTCAATGGAAACACCTAACTGCTGTGCGATCATTGCATTGAGTTCTGATAATAAAACTCTTGTTTGAAAATTTGGAATCATTTCTACTTGATCTGTAGGCACCTTAATCAGTTTTCCGTTGACATGAAGATTTGCTAACATGGTACTACCATCTGAAAAAGATGATCTAGCCAATACTTCTGCAAATTCATTTGCGTCTTGAGCAGCAGGTGATTCAACAAGTTGAATCAATGAATTATGCTGATCATCAGTTAAGTTTTCTGTTTGTACTACAAGACAGTTATACGCATCGCCCGGTAGTGATCTGTATGCAACCAAACACTTTCTACCATTCGTGACGAATCTGCCAACATGTTTTAAATTAACCATTTTGTTGTCCTTTTGTGGCTACTTGTGCCAAGAAGTTAGATAGCTTGTTATAAACACGACCCACAGCCTCCATTTCAGAAGCTTTAAATGCTCCTCTTGAGCTGGCAGCATCGATAATCTGTTTCATAGCGTTTAGATCACTAATATTCAAATCAGTGTCTGGAGGTGCTGTAGGTTGTTCTACTTCTTTAGCTTGTTCTTGAATTTTTTCAGCTTCAGTGGTCATAGTCTACTCCTTAATAAATGAATGACTACATTATATAGCCGTATTATTTCTTAATACTCACAGATTTGAATATGAAATTAGAAAAAAACTTAGTTCTTTCTTCTGTTCAAAACCAATTTTAGTAACATAAGAAATCGTATTAGTCCCATCTAATTCTAAAGATTGGCCAACATAATACCTGCCATTTAAATTGTGATATATCCAATTATCTACATTTTTCACTGTAGATGGATTGTATCTAGGAATTGTAACAAAATGAAAATGGCGGGCCGGAAACTGCACCCGCCTAATACCAAGATAATTTAATGGGTTCGGTTTTCCATTCTTAATAGGCATTACTTATTTTCTTCGTAGTATGCATAGTTACCAAAAGGAGGTACTATAGTGTCGTTTCCATGAATAATAAAAAGTGTGTCGCAGTAATCTTCTTCACCCCAACTGTCCCAAGGATAACCATCTGTAAACATGATAAACTTTTTAGGTTGGATGTCATTGTCTTTCATATAGACCCAATTGGCCATAAAATCAGTACCGCCACCACCTTTAATTTCATAGGTCATGATGTCATCATTATACCCATCATAGTCAGCTTCATTATAAACTTGTGTATCAAAGCACCACAATTTAATTTTGTAGTCTTTGTATTCTTCCATAATACCTTTAACTTCACTAAGGAAGTCTTTGGCCTGTGCATCACCAATACTACCACTCATATCAATGGCAATACATACATCGATAGTTTCGTCATTTTTAAGACCTGGAAGAACGGCACCCATGTGCCAACCCTTACGGTTGGGACGAGTAAAACTGTAATCGTTTTTAATTAGACTTTGGATTTGTTGACGCAACAATTCGCGCCAATTCATCTTAGGCTCTGTGAGTTCTTTGATAAGACGTGCAACACTGGCAGGTGTATTTCCAGCACCAGCTGCCTGTGCAGCCTGCATAGTTGCTTCACGAATTTCGTCACGAATCTTTTTAAGATCTTCTTTAGAATATTGTGGACGATTACCTTTACCTTCTTTTTCCCAATCAATATGATCGTCAAGCAGTTGTCCTAATGCAGCCAATTGATCTTCGTCATACTTGCTAAAAATTTCATCATAGATTTGTTCGGCGCTATGCCCGTAATACTTGCTATCATGAAAAATCTTAATATCTGGAATATTGTGATCACCAATTCTATCACGGACCAATTGACCGTTTACACAATAGTCTGCGGCAACGTTAAAAATTTGTGGATCACGACTTTCACGACGACTCATGTGATCAAAGACATTGTGTAAAATTTCGTGTGCAATAACAAATTCAACTTGTTTAGTTGAAAGTTTTTCAAAGAAATCACGATTATAAAACAAGTGGCGTCCATCAGTGGCCGCAGTAGGACACCAATCAGTGCATTCTTGAATTTTAAGACGTGTAGCCATATTGCCAAAGAATGGATGGCGTAATAGCAATCCAACTCTAGCTACAATGATCTTGTCAATAATGGGATCTAGACTATGTTGCATTTCGGCTCCTGTTTACAATATTTAATATTATAACACCGCCCGTGGGCGGTGTCAATCTGTTTAGCGTTTTTCAGTTGCTGCCGAAATATACTTGCCAAATTTTTCGTGAAACTCGTCGAAACATGCAATTTCATCTGGATCCAACGGCAAGTTGTATTGTGTAAGAGCAAGTTTAGTTGCCATAATAACCAATTCAGTTTCAAAATTCTTCATAATAAATTCGAAGAAACAGTTTACTTGGTCATTCCAATCTTTGGCATTTTTATCGCTGGCATCCTTAAGTTCGTAGCACAGACTAACTGCCAAAGAATACATAGCGGAAATCTCTTTAGTTTCCATTTTCTTTACTTTGCCCTTAAGGATGTCAGTAGGATTAGGCATTTTGCTGGCATGTTTACGGTGAGCCATAAACTTAATAGCAAGACCTTCCCCAACTGCACCTGAGATAAGGTCAGTAAGAGTACTGTCATCAGTATCACCATCTTCTAGCAATTCGCTGACAAAAGTCCAAGAACGGGGTGTTGCAAACGCACGACTAGGACTCTTAGGATCAAAGTCATACAAGTCCTTCTTAGAGAAGGTCAAATATCCAACCACGTCTTTATGGATACGGTTTTCAGTTGCCCAAAAACTGTAATCATCCCAATCAACACGCATTTCCAAATGAATAAAACGATTAGCTAACGGAGCAGGCATACGATAGGTTACACCTTTGTCCGCTTCACGATTGCCTGCGGCAACAATACTTACATTATCTGGCAAGTAGTAAGTACCAACACGACGGTTAAGGATAAGCTGATAAGCCGCAGCCTGCACAGCAGGTGGAGCCGAATTCATCTCATCCAAGAAAAGAATAATGTTTTTGTGTTGTGCCGCCATTTCTGCGTCAGGCAATTCTGACGGAGGAGCCCAAACCATTTTGTTATGATTAGAATCAAAGTAGGGAATACCTTTAATATCAGTAGGTTCCCAAAGACTTAGACGAACATCAATTACGTGAGCACCTAGGTCTTCTCCCAGTTGCTTGACAATATCGGATTTACCAATTCCGGGAGGACCCCAAAGAAAAAGTGGACGACGTTTGGCAAAACCTTTTTGGATTGCCTTTTTAGCAGCCTTGGGGCCTACGGTACGAGATACGATTTCGCTCATTTGCAGTTCCTATCGTTGAGTTAATTAAACATGGAATTTGTTACCATGTTCTTATTGTACGACAAGTCCGCAACTTCGTCAAGCGTTTTTTAATTGTTTTAGACGGGATTTTCCAATTTTTTTCTAGCATTCATGGCTTTTACAAGCCCATATTTTCGAATATCATCTGAAAACATATATAACTCAAATGCTTTTTTTTCAGAAAAAACGGTAATACTTTTTTCGGTTAAGTAATAGGGACAATCGATAAATCGATCAAAAAAGATAATTGTTTGTGGACTTAGCTCTATATTTTCGGTGAATGGAACTTCGTATTCTTTTAAATCTAAGATGTTTGCTAAATGGCTATAACCTTCATCAGTAAGTCTAAGTCCACCGTCTTCTTTTGTTCTAGTATTTTTCCACCAAAGTCTATGATGTAATTTTACGTTTGCTTCATCACAAGATTTTTCTTGTGTGTTTAAAAAAATTTTTGTATATGTTTGACTATTAATCATTTCAATACTTGACCCGAAGTCAACACCACTACTTCGAAATCTTTACAACCGAATGTAAGATTCAGTTTTTTTGCTAGATTGATTGCATGGCCTGGATTGCTAAAAGCAACCTTTTTATATTTCGGTCCAGGATAACTAGTGACACTACTAAATGATTTGAGATTAAAGGGTTGGCCTTTGAAAAAAACAGCCCAAATGGCTTCTGCTTCTAAAATCTGCTCGCACTTATAGTTTTTTTTATTTGTGTGCTCTAATAGCACTTTTGGTTTTGGGCGACTCATATATACGTCCTTGAAAAGTACGTATATATTTATCCTATTTCTGGTCTCGAAAACCGCCGCCGTCTAACTGTATTTCGACTACAGAGTTATCCGAACTGTTTTTAAGTATATGAAAAAGGTTGTCGTAATCTTGAGTTAGCTTACTAGTAACCTCACCTAGAGTAAATGCTAGATGTTTAGCAGTTCTTATGTCTAATTTTATTTCTCTTTGCTGATTTAAATCAGCCATTTTTACCTGCTGTATGAACTGTTGTAATGGTACAGTATTGATTGGGTTATCTGACATTTGCTAATGCCTCTCTGGATTCTTCTTCAGTTTTGTAAGGTCCTGAATATGGATACCTTTCGATAGTAATAAGTTTAGGACAAAAACTTCTAACCCAATTTTTAGGAAATTTTATAATATAATGACCTGCACAAAATAAACTTTTGCTTTGATTACTTTTTGTAAATAATGGCAGTTTACGTCTTACATCATACATACTATTGAAAGGGACCCACCTTGTTGGATAACCGTGACAATCGTTGACGTCGATGTTCGATACAGTAGTATTAATGCCTTTTAGAAAAAAATCAGATCCAAATTGTTTTGTAATTTCTGATTTTTTATTGAAAAAATGTTCACCGTTATATGAACTTAAAATATATTTATTACCTTCTTTTTTATGTAGAGTTCCGACCTTTTTTCCTAATTCTTCTACAACCCATAGTACGCCATCTACAATAGGCTTTGCATGTAACTCTTGATCATTTTTTATTTTTGACACGATATTTGAACTCCCTTTTTAACCACCATTTATATTGTTTAAAGTATTCCTCTTTGGGATATATTGGAAATTTACCAGTATATCCTTCAACCTCCATTTTATGGTCATACCACATTTTCTCTAACCAAAGGTTAAATGGTGAATTATCTTTTTTCAATCTAAATCTCCACCTTCGCTATCCGTAGCATCAGGATCCACTGCAAGACCACGCCATTCTTTAATTTTTAGTTCTTCTGTTTCTGGCACATCGTCGTGCCAGTTATTAATCCAACGTGTACCAGTCCACTTAGCTTGATACGTATAACTATTTTTACCTGTTGTTTTAACTTCGTAAAGTCCGACTATTTTAGGATTTATTTTTTTAGGAAACCACTGAGTCATTTCGTACTCGATACTATCCATGTCTTTGTACATTTCCCACTTGCCGTCTTTTAGAGAGCCAGCAATATAAAATCCAAAGTCTGAACTTTTACCGCTAGTGCTTCCACCATTATTGTTAATGTCTTCACCATCATATGTGACCATGCTGACAATTTCATTACCGTCAATTTCATCATAACTAATAGATAGTTTGGTAATATCAAAAGGTTCTTTCAATTCAATTTCGCCTTCAAAGAATGTTCCTTTTTCACTGCTAACACCAACAAATACTACAGTTCCCGGATCCTTGCTATCAATCCACACTTCGTCCCCACCACCAATTTCTGGACTGTCATCACTATAACCGTCAATATCCTCTAAACTGCGTTCATATACAGTATTACCGTTTTCGTCACAAATTTGTAAAGTACCAGCGTTACGATCAACTCCACTGATATGCGCCATGTCATCGCATTCATACCAACTACCTGGTGGAAATGGCTGCATTTCTTCTGGAATGTTATTTTCTTCAGCATAATCACTGCCCCATGCATAGTCACTGAGACTTAAACGACGGCGTTTAAAATAGTCGTAAATTGTACGTTCTACAGTGCCCATGACATACTCACCTCCATATCCCCACATCTGAATGGTGTAAGTACACGGAGTAAATTTTAATACTTCTATAAGTTTTTCTTTTTCTTGTGTAGTAGCCATGTTATTTTCCTGGATAATTTGCCTGAAAAGGTTCTGAGTAAAGTTGTATACTATCTGAAATTTTCTTTAAATCATACAAGTTACAAAATTTTAAAAGTCTAATACCTACTTGACTAATGTTTTTAGGAACAGCATTAGATTTAATAGTTTCAACAATTGATGTTCTAATATGTTCGGGTTGATAATTTAAGTCAATAAGTCTACGATTACGTTCATAATCATCTAATACACGATGTTCTTCACCATTGTGATCAACCCAACGCTGAAGCATGAGATTGTTCCACGCGAATCCCCTTTTACTGCGATCTTCAAATGCTTCTTCGAGTTTATTTTTACGAACTTTTGGAAAAGCACTAAACACATTGTCTGTGGGATCTCCACGCATACACTTCTCAAACAACAACCATTCTGGATTAGGAATATCCTTTGCTTGGCCTGTTTTTTTATCTACAACACGTTTGCCCTTTTTGTCTAAAATACCTTCATGTGTGATAGTAGTTTCTAACACACCATTATATTGTTTGACATTGGATGCTATAAGTTGCACAAAGTCGCTGTCTGTGCTAATTATTACATGGTCATCATTTGGGTGTGTTTGTATAAATCCCGCAATAAGATCGTCTGCTTCTAATGTTGGATTGTGTAGTACCGTGCAATTTGTTTTGGTAGTAATAAATTCTTTAAAAGTATCAAATGCTTCCCAAAATACTTTTTCTTCTTCTGCTTCTTTTTCAGTATGTGCGGCACGAGCTTCTGCACGATTGCGTTTGTAAGGAGCATAGTGGTCTTTACGCCAACTGCGACCCTCAAGGCAGAATACAACATGACTGCCGTTAAAGTCAGTCCATGCTTTTTTAATGCTGTTTAAAGTAATATGAAAAGCCATGCCAAGTTTAATATCAGCACTGCCGTTAATGACGTGTCTAGCACGAAAGAATGTATTGGCGGTATCCACCAAAATGTATGTCATTTTACCTCAGCTTTGCCATCTGCAAGTTTGTTAACATTAATATAGCCAGCACCGCGTGATATGTCCTGGCCTTCCTCAGCTAATACGTTACGAGCAAGATCTCTAAACCAGCGATCTACTATTTCTTCTTCTTTATCACCCTCATAACCATATCCAGCTTGTCTTAATTGTACTATGAAATACTCATTCCAGTCAAGCTCAAAAAAGCCATTTCTTACATTTTCTTTATTGACATGCGTGTCCAAAACGGCAACGTATGGTTCTTCTCGAGCAGTAGCACGCTCTTTTGGAGTCATTTTGGCAAGTTCTGCTTCTTTTTGTGCTCTTACTGTTTCGGCTACTGCTTTGTCTCGAGCTTCTTGTAATAATTCTTTTTCTGCTTTTAACTTTTCAAGACCAAAAATTTTGTCTATAATTTTTTTCATTAAGTTCCCCACTCGTTTTTAAATAATGGTACTTGCAATCGATCACTATACCGAAGACCGTTTTTCATTGCCAATTCTGCTACACGGCGGTTATTTAAAGTATAAACACTTTCAACACCACCTATAGGCATCAAATAACAAGGACCACTGAATCCTTCACCTCGATAAATGTCTACAGTTTCTAATGCTTCCTCAGCATCTTCTTCTGTAGCCACAACAAACTTTAGATAGGTATATCCAACTTCTTCATATTCTCTAACAATATCAGGCCTTATGGCAATATTTCTTTCCTCACCACTACAACTAAGTTTAGCACTGACACTAAAAGTTAACCGATGATAACCTCTATTTTCCATTCCCCAGTCTAACAAATATTTTTTAAACTCTGGAGTCAAACTTTGAGTACCGTTAGTTTCAAATGTAATTTCTTTTAAATCACGCATTTTAGGATGATCTAGTAATTCTGGGTAAATGTTTTGCCATTTAAGCAAAGGTTCACCACCAGTAATAACCAAGTGTTCATCTTCCCAATGGCCGTAAGGAAGAATTTTCATAATATTTTCTGCTATTTCATCTGGGCTGTAAAAAGGACTTAGGTGTTTAAATGCAGGATGCCAACTAGCATAACTATCACAACCTGTACTAACTAACGGAAGTTCTTCATAACTTTTATAAAGATGAACATTTGCCGCAATAGGTTCGACTTCTGTAGTCAATTCACCTTTTGGCATGCCAAACCCTGCACATTTAAAATTACACCCAAAGGTACGCATAAACACTGAAGGCACACCCATATAGCGTCCTTCACCTTGTATACTATAAAATAGTTCTGCTAATTTAATTTTTTCCATACTTTTGCCTAAATTTATTGTAACGGTACATCCAGACTAAATTTTTCTATTTCGTCTCTGCTACTGCTTATGACATCGATCATTCTGTTATAATCTTCGTTATTTAGAGTTGTTTTGTAAATTTGAAGAGCAACTCTAGTCATAACAGCACTGATTTCCATAGCACTATACCCCGAATTAACTAATTCAGCTGTTAATTTTACTAGGGTGTAGTACAAATCTTCAAGTTTTGAATCTTCCATTTTAATCCTTTATTCTGATTAATCTTATTACCCAACTAGGCGGATCAAATTCCCACCATTTTTCTCCCTGCTTCCAAGCCCAGGCTTTAGCATGATGATTATTGTGCCACCCTTCACCTAAACTCATCAAATGTGCGATCCAACTATTACGTGATTGATCTCGCCCCAAGTCATAATTTTTATATCCATGTTTGTGTGCAATAACAATTATACTACTTGTTGAATGTAAACACAAGCAGGCCGGTATGGCATAAACGAAAATAATTAACCAAGGATTAATTGCAGCCAAAATGAGATTGTATCCTACAATTAATGCAAGATAGTTTTTATGTACCCATTTTTGAAATTCGCTTTGTCTTAAGTCTCTTACTATTTTTGGACTTATATTAGTTACTTCCCAAAGTCCGAACCAAACTTTAAAAGCTCTTTTAAAATTATATCTGCCATCAACATAGGGGCTATGGGGATCATTTGTTGTTTCAACAGATCTGTGATGTTGTCGATGTACGGCTACCCAAGCTAATGGACTCCCTATGGTTGTGACTACACTAACCAAACTAAGTATTTTTTCAATAACTGAATGTGTTTTAAAACTTCTATGGCTTAACAATCGATGCAAACCAATATTAACACCTAACATGCCTGTTATAACATAGGAAACTAAGGATATGACTAACATATCATAGTTACCAGTATGAATCACATATGCTAGACCGATGACTAACAATATGTGATTTATGATTTGTAGCCCCCTAACTTTATAGTTATGGCTTAGTGTCATTACGAACGCTCCTTTGTTTACGAAATTCTTTGCAATCATTTATAGCAATCTTTAATGTTTCAGCGTAGTTTAACGCTTCTTGCTCCCTCATGATTAACGAAGACTCGTATTTAACATAACCTTTTGTTAACAGATCCCATATTTGTCTAAATCGTGTCTTACTCCAGAAATCGCTTTTGACAGTGTTATATATTGTAACAGATACGAAGGAATCTTCGGCTTCTACCCATAGTTGATGATCATGCTGGTCATCACCACATTCGCATACAACTTGATACAGTTTTGTGTCACCCCAATCATTTCTTTTTAGTATGCCTTCGGCGGGTATTTGAGCTTTCATGATATATTTTTAATCCAAGTTAGAAACATTTGTTTTTCATTTTTAGGGTGCCATAGCTTACCCTCTGGGCCACAAGGTTCGCTGCTAAACCTTGTGATACTGCATAGCTCATATTTTGCTGGTTTAATTTTTGGACCGATAACTACATCATCATCTGATTCAGAATCTTTGTAATTGAGTTTACATCTAAGTGTGTATCTCTTAGCGTTCATGAAAAGTTTATCATACCATAGTTGAAAACTATGTTTGCAGTCCTTACACAACAAATTTGTATTCTTCATACTAGTTTCTAAATTGTTCTAGGTTAATAATTTTTGCCACACGCTCACCAACATCCTCCCCATTGGGAATAACATAAGTCTGAGTGTTATGACTATCTTTACGCTCGTCGTAGCGTCGAACATTTAAAATTTTTCCACCAACGGCGGTACTCAATTCAAATGTAATACGATGTTCGCCTTCTGCACGGCCTCTTTCTACCATTGCTGGTCCTATACCCATTGTACCCATTTTGATATACTCTCTGTCTTTAGCTTGTTCTTCGTACTTGTGCTTATTGTCCAACATATCGCGGACTTTACCATACAGCCACATATTAAACCATTTCATACAGATTCTCCAAACCATTCATCTACTTTGGATTCTGCTTCCTGTTGAGTAAGAGCATGTACAAATATACGAGCAAGTTCACCTTGAGTATGTTTTACATCAAATTTAATTACTCCTGCAGGAATATCATCAAAATCTCTTAGTACTATAAATTCTTTAAGATTTTTAGCACGATTAATTAAATCGTTAGCCATGTTTACTGAGTTCATTCTTCTTCCTTAAAATCGATTACATTTCCATTTTTGTCTGCAACTACAATCTTGACTTGATTGCCATTTTCATCTTCAATAATAATTGGACCCCAGATCCACATTTCCGTATCACTTGAATCCCAACCCTCCTCTTCCTCGAGAGCATAAAAACCTTCTTCATCAATTAGTGCTTCTAGACGTTCACGTTCTTCTTCATCAATGTCTTCAGGCCATTCAATATCTTCCCAACATCCGTCCCAAGTTTCTATCATTTCAACATCTTCAATATTCGATCCAGGAAAGTCATTCATATTAAGACTATCTTTATTACCATCACCACCTGGAACAAAATCAAACTCTAGCTCTGGGAGATTGTCATCACTAGTAGTAACATTCCAACTACCTGATCTCCAACCAGTTTTTCGAACAATAGTCATCCCATCTTTGACAAAATGTTCGTGTTCTTCAATTGATTTTTTATAATAAGTTTTGACGGTCCAGTTTGCCATAATTTTCCTTATCTAGGAGCAAAGTCCTGTTGTAATTTAATATTATCAAAGAATTCTTTCTTAGTTCCTTGATCGTCTTTGAAAGCACCTTTTAACACAGTTGTCTGGGTCAAACTACTATGTGCCATAATTCCTCTGTTTTCACAACATCCATGCGTGGCTTGGATATATACTCCTACGTTTTCTGATCCTGTGGCACGGGAGATCTCCCTAGCAATATCATTAGCAAGTTCCTCCTGGAGAGTGCCACGTCGAGCGCACCACTGTGCAACTCTTGTGTACTTACTAAGTCCAATGAGCTTGGAAGCCGCAATAACACCAATATAGGCAACACCATTAACGGGCTGGTGATGATGACTACACATACTGCGCAACTCACTACGAACAACCAACATGCCCTCGTAACGATCTTCCGAATCATTTGGGAATGCTGTGCAATCTGGACTAGGTTCATATCTACCACTCATTATCTCATTGAAATACATTTTAGCCAGTCGTCGTGCTGTGCCTTTACTATTGGGATCTGTTTCGCGATCAATTAACAAACGGTCAAGTACTATTTCAAATGCTTCAGTTGCTTCGTCGATTAGTTTTTCTTTATCGCCTTCATGTAAGAAGTCGCTAATGTTATCTCCAGCCCAGAAACGTTTGTTTTCACGCTTCATTTTAGTACGAATGACATCTGCTAGATATGCTTCTTCATATCCTTTGTCACTCATCATTTCGCCGGCTTTAACATATACCTTTTGTGGTAAAGGTACATACTTGTCTTCGAATGTTTCTTCGACAAAGTCTTTGTTAATTTCAGCGTTTATTTCAGGATCGGGTGTAAATTCTTTGGTCAATTTTTAATCTCCGCTTATACTTGTATTGTACAATATATTTAGGCCTGTGTCAAGTTTCAATAATTTTCCCAGGAATTGGTATTTTTGTTCCAGTGTCTACAGTCATAAATTTGAAATTCTGCATTGAATCCAAAAATTCCTAAACCTAAATAAATTCCTGCATGATCTTGTCTGTGTGTTAATCTAATAAACAGATCAAATATATCAGAACTTTTGTAAATTTGAAGCTCCCAAAATTTATTTTTGATAAAAGTATTTCCGGTCCAACATCTTATATTGACAAATCTATCGATCCAAGGATTTCGAATATTAAATTGCAGATAAATCATGTAGAGATCCTTGATCGTTTTTCTTCTTGTTCCTGTTTCCATCGTTCATACATTATGCGCTGGCACTCTTGCTTTACTTCTACAGGAATATCCGGCATCCAATGTGCGTCCCTACAATCATAGCGAATTATTCTATCACCGCTAGCACCAAAATTGCTAAAAAACAAAATCATGACTGCTGATATTGCTGTTATAATTACAGCCGCTCGCTTAATAAAATCCGGCATAAGTCAGCATCCTTTTGTGATTTAAATTCAAATACCATGTAATCTTCGTGTGGTTTATAGTAGTAACGTCTGCCAGGCAGACCAAACACTTCTAATACCATAGCGCAACACTCGTTCCACCAAGGAACACTTTGATTATTCCAGTCAACTTTTACTTTATGGTCGAACATTTTTAGAACGTCCGCTAGTACAACTATCATTCCAAGTTGTCTGCGCTTGACGTTTATATTCGTCCAACTCCCATTCATTTTTTTTGATCAGATAGTCATCTTCTGTAAGCCCGTGCCAACCAATACATTTACCTGTAGGGCTACGACCACAACCACAAGATACACCACCTTCTTTAATTTGATCTGCTCTTACCTGCATAATTATCCCTTAAAATATTTTTCCATTACTTCTAATTTGTCCATGTATTCGGCAATTTGCGCTACTTCTTTTTCGATAGCACTCATCAAATCGGTATGATCGTGAATGGCCATGGGGTTGCTTAACATAACTTCTACATTCATTTTGTGTTTAACAATATGTGATTCAAAATGTTGAACCAGTGCTTGGACGATTTGTTGTCTCATTTTTTATAGTTTCCTTTTTCTGGAATTACGTGGCGAACCCCGCCTCTGGGATCCTCCATATCACCTTTACGTCTAGGTATCATATGTATGTGTGGATACATTACTGTTTGTCCGGCACTTTCCCCGCAGTTTTGACCAACATTGAACCCGTCCCATTTTTCAGTAACCAGGCCGTCTGCTCCAAATTTGTATGCGGCTTTGTAGCATTCCATGATGTTATCGAACTTTTCTTGGGTAGGCACAAATAGCAAATGTCCTTCTGTGACCGGGTATTTGTCTCTGAATACCCAGAAGGTGTTTGTTCTATATTCAATCTCAGTCCAAGGTGCTCTTTTTTCATTTAATGCCCTTTCTAAGTCAGTAATCAATTTCTTCCTCCAAATACCTTTTTAATTCTTTGTCTGTGGGTATTACATTGTAATTTCCTTTGAAGAAAATTTCATAACTGTCGCTGCCGTATTTGCCAATACCATAAAGATCAGTAGCATCTACGCCATCCCAAGTAATATAATCTTTAGTCATTTGTTTTAGTCTTTTATATCTCACATTCACCATACCTAAAGGACGTATAACTTTTTTTACAGTCATGTGATGTGCAGATAAAAAATCTTCAGGAGTAGGCCAAATATCTAAAAATTTAGGCAGCACAGTTTTTACAGGCTTACGTCCCGTTTGATTTAGCATGATAACACCAATCATGTGTTCCCATGAGTTTTTTATCTGTTGCTGAACCATTAGATCGTCTCGTAACGGCATCATAGCCAAAACTCTTCCCAAGGATAAACTAGCCAGCAATTTTCTTCGGCTTTGTTTACAGTCCAAACATAATAATCAGGATCTTTGAATTCACTAGATTGATTATGTGTTAGCACAGCAAAACGAACATTGTCACCCCAAATATGTTTCCAATCTGGATTGTCAGGTAAACAACCACTGGCCCAATCTTCTTTGATCCAATTGATGGTAGCACCGCTATCATTAATATCGTCCACAATAAGTATTTTCTTTTTAAATTTTTCTAGATACCTATGACCACCATTGGCTTTTTGCTCATCATAAGGAATATATCCAAAAGCATCTTCAGCCATCCATAAATTACTTTCACCACCGCTGCCGTCACGTAAACTAACACTCAGCGTATGCATAGGTATGCCAGTATATTGACTCAGCAAGTTAGCAGGGACAAGACCACCACGTGTAATACCTACAATATAATCAGGACGCCAATTGTGATCAGTCATTTGCCTAGCAATTTCTAAAACTGCGCCTTGAACCTGTTGCCAACTATAGTAGTCTTTTTTCATTCTTCACCTTTTAAAGATTCCCACATGCGAACTTTACTCAATTCTTTAATATATTCATCATACATTTTTTTGAGCTTTGGATATTTCTTTTCTAGTATAACATCTCTTTCAGGAATTTGCAAGACTTTTTCAATCACAGATAATCGTTCTTCCAAATCTCTGCCATTGTGTACGATTTTACCTTTTACTTCTAGACTAGATGGTTCATTGTTAATGACCACAGTAGGACTAAGAGTATATCCGCTAGTGTTTGTTACATATGAAAAACCATTTGATCCACCACCGCCACCTTGTGGTATACTACTGCCTGTCAATGTGTTATTAGAAACCTTAAATGTGTAATTAGCTGGTGCTGATACTTTGGTGCTTACGGTCTTGTAGGTATTGTTCATTATGAATCCATTTATTTTTAACTAAAAATCCCCATTCTCGTTTATGCGGTCCTGGCATAAAAAGTGTCCAAGCAGTAACACCTTCTTTTAGTTCAATGCGATGATAGCTATTAGGATTGCAAATACGAAAATGCCCAGGCCCACGCCAATGCCTAACTTCTCCGATTTTGTTGTTATTTGCATCAAATAACGGAGTCCATTCATAATAACCACCTTTAAGGATTAGAGTAGCGTAAGGCCATGGATGATCATGCACGTCATCGGGATCTGATTTAAGAAACTTGTGTACAAACACATTAAATGGAAACTTTGTTCTGTCTTTAAGAAATACATAATATCTCTCCAAATACGGCTCGTTATCTATACGATCCATGATGATACGTTTACGACCAATACGATCCAACCAATTTAAAAACGACTTAATCATTTTAGGCCTTTCTTTTTAAATTCCCATTCATCTCTACACAGATTATAAAACGTTTTCAGTTTTTCATATGCTTGTTCTAGACCTGGGTATTCTTCGCACATCTTTTGAAAGTCGTCCCAATCAGGAAAACCATTTTCAAAAGGAATGTTAGAAATCCAGTTCCAATTGTTGCTCGTAATAATTGTGCCATCAAAGGTTATAGTATCTAACCCACTAGATGTTAGGGTTACGGTCTGCGCCGCTGCCATATTGTTTATATCTAAAGTGATAGTATCTGAATTGGTAAGACAATATTCAGACATATCTGTGGTACTACCTATGTAAATATTATTGTCACTAGAACTAGTAACAACATCACCCTCTAAGGTGTAGTAGTAAGTTGTTTGCGCTGAAGAATTGGTCACGTAATTGATCCTTTTGTTTTCTTAACATAGGTATTCTAGTGCTGTAATTTTCCATATGCTCTATAATTTTTTTGCAGAGGTCTGGTCGATGTACAGTGTAAGATTCATAACTTTCAGTCCACTTACTAGGATATTTGAATATATCGTAATACATCTCTGTGTAACTTAATCTATCTGGCACCATAGGGATAGCATCTACAACAGCACCCTCATAACAACTAATGCCCAATGTTTCTTGTAAGTTTGCACTGAATACAAGTTTGGCTTCACCTAATAAATTATGATACTCATTTTTTGTTAATTGTTGATCTTGACAGACAACGAACTCATATTGTGGTAAATGTTCTTTTAAATCACGAAAAATCTCAACTTGTTTTTCTGGTGCGATGCGATGAGGAAATAGAATGAGATCACGTTTTGACATATTTTGATATTGTACCAAAACATCTTCCATATATTCCATAGGCCACCCTGTGCGAATAACTTTACCACTGTCTAGAAGATCTTTAACATCTTCTTCGTACCAAGGATTTTCACTAGGGTATCCATCTTCTAACAAGTTTTTTATAAACATGTCAATATGGAAATCAGTAGCAAAGTAGTTATAGTCTATTGCATGGAAGAAACTCTTTTCAGCATTTCTTACCCACCTTGCTTTACCAATTAGTCTACCTAGAAAGTCATGCGGATCATAACTGCCGGCATGCCATAGTGCGTGAATCTTAACAGGTATATTAAGAAGCTCGCTCATATACTTTAGATTTATAATGCCCGGGTGCCAAGCATCAGTAAAAATAAAATGGTCGCCAGCTTGAATGCGTCCAGCGCAAAATAAACGACTAAATTGTTCAACTTGACAAGACTTATAGATATTAGTGCCACCAAAGTTAAGAAAAGCGCCTGGAGTGGTAGCACTAGGAATATCTTCAGGGCCAGCGATAACTTGAACATTGTGTCCTGCCTTTTTAAGTAAAGAAGGCACATGGGACTTCCATTGCCCCGTGTACCTTGTTTCTACTGCTTCTAGATCAATGAGAAAAACGTTGCTCATTGCGTCTTCCATTGTTGTCCCAGCGTGGGTTTTTTCCTTGATACGGTTTGCGTGGACGCTTACTTGCTAGATATGCGCTGTAGTTAGGTGCATCTTTTTTATAAAGTTCTGCAGGATTGAACTCTCTTAATTCAATACGGCACCAATCGTGGTAAGCCTCTAAGTCATCCCACACTTTAACAACGTCAGGACGGTTAGCGAAATATTGATAGTCCTTGTAATTACGAGCCATTTAGCTTCTTCCTCTTAGTTTTAATACTTGATAAACGAACCATTTTCTCCGTCTTCGGAGACCTCAATCCAAACCTCACGGTCTGGGTACTTTGCGTGAATCTGAGCATATAAATCGTCGCTCATCATCTCACAACTTTTATAGTCTAGCGACAATACACCTTGGTTGCTAGAATACAGTTTTTCGAGCCATCGCTTGAATTGTATAAATTCCACATCTCTGTCATTGTGGGTGACACTAAGCCAAACCCTAAAATGGAAAATATGGCGATGAGGATTAGCCAAAAACGAAACATCATATTCATCTCCTGTTGCTAAGTTAGGGTCAGTTGCGGCCGCGGGATATTTGTGAATACCTTCTTTACGGAAGGTAACCCAAATCATTTTATGTGGACGAATGTCCTGTCGGATTGTTATCATTTTTATATCTTGAAATTAAGTTAGAACTCCAGCCTGCAAAGGCAACTACCCAGGCTGCGAACGTGTTATCATGCCCCCAATAGATAAACATATTGAATAGACATAAAATAGGTAGTGCCCAATCTAAAAATAGTTTTAATTTATTTTTCATTTGATTTGGGTGTCCTGTGTATATTGATCCCAGTGCGTATAATTTTCTTTAGACATTAGTTTTGGTAGATGATGAGTCCATACACCGGGATTAGTAGCACCCCAAGTACGATCATCAATTTTTAGTGTTGTATTATAGTTATAAAGACTTATATATGGAATTTTTACACTGATCATCGGAATGAATTTACGATTTTCACACCAGCCATCTTCGTGAATTTCTTCAGCGTACTTAACATCAAAGTCTAGACATACCCAATAACCTGCGTCTAGGCATCCTTGTATTCTGTCATTCCATATTTTCCACTCGTCGTAAGTGGTGGGATTAAAACTTTGACTAGTACCAAAGTAAATTTGTTGTACTCCTGCCAGTACTGCCTTTGACAGAATTTCTTCTAATGGAGGTGTGCCTACTACAAATAAAGTATACATACCGTGTGTAACAGTATGCTCTACTTCATAACCTGTAAAGTACACAACACCTTGTCTTTGTTCAGTATTCAATCCCATTTGATATAACCTCTGCTGTAGCCTTGGGGCCTGTTTATGCCATCTTCGAATGCCTGTTGCCATTCTGTATCACGATTATAACTTCTTGTCCAAAAAGAGTCAACATTAATATAACCGTTTTCTATCCAATGTTTAGCAAAATGCATACAATCAATAAATTCTGGATTACGGGGACTAGGAAAAACCATAGTGCAGGCTTTCCAAAGTAAGTTACTGAAATCCGTAGTGACTGTTTTTTGACTACCAAATATAATTAACGCATTTTCTCTTAAAATATCTTTATCGAATACATCAGTCTTATCACTTAAATCTATGACTACATCATAATTTGCTTCTGTTTTGGATTTAAGAATATCTCCCCAGAGATCCTTGTTATTTGATCCTATTACATCTACATGATAAAAATACCCATTCAATCTCATAGTATGAAAAGCAACCCAGGCTAAGAATCCACTGCCTAATATCAGCATACGAGCATTAGCCCCTTGACGTTTTTCAATTTGATCTTTTGCTTGATTAATTAAGTTAATCCCACAGGCAACAGGTTCTAAAATATATTTGGGTTCTGCTGATGGCACTACTACAAATTCACCATTGCGAACATTATAGTAATCTGCATAAGCAGGTTCTCCTCTAGTAGCAACAATGTCACCTACTTTAACATTTAAAACTTCTGAACCTACTTCACAAACTTTGGCTAAACCTTCGTGGCCTTGCATATGTAATGGTAATGGTCCAAAATTACCTTGCATCATATCAATGTCACTTCGGCATACTCCAGTAATAAGAGCTTTAACACTGATGTCATTACTAGTATGCTGTGGTTTTTCCCAAAGCGTTTCTACAAATTTGCCCTTGCCATCTGTGGCTAATAGTCTTGTTCTCAAAATTTCTCTACCTGTGAATGTATCCAATAATCTTGTTCATATTGTTCCTTCCACCATGCACTATTATTTAGGTTAGTTTTTGCTTCCCTAATCATATTTTTATAAGCTGATTCTGGACAAAGACCTAATTCAAATGTTTCAACACTACCATCGGACATTATGAACTCTATATTACGTTGATCGTTATTGCCATCTTTCCAATCTGCTGTTAGATGCCAACTTTTAGTATAATCATCAAAAACAATTGAGCAATAATCATCTACATCATACGTACCGTTAGCATTTACCACACCATATTCTGTATCCAGTAAATCCTGTAATTGCCATTTACGTAATGAATTCCTGCTAATTTCATTGGCAGTTTTATATTGTTGTGGGTTTAGTGCAATAAAAATACTAAGCAAGTGTGGCATTAAGTCTCTACTGACCCCACCAAACGCATATTTTTTATTTGTGAACCAGGTTCCGGGACTTGGAACTCGATTTTTATTAATCCAATTAATATTAATTCTTTTAGCCCTGGAGGCCAATTCTTGTAGCATGGGTATTTCATCCCGCCACATGTTATTTTTAACCATCATTATTCTACGACTTTTATGGCCACTTAATACGGTCTGCCATTCAGCACTAGTTTTAAGACCAGGTTTTTCAATGAAAACGATTTTACTATTTGGTGCTATGGTTTCAGTTAATAAATGATGAGTAAAATTAGGAGTACAGATATGAGCTGTGTCAAAATGTTTATAGGAAAATATGGCTGGAACTACAGAAGGAAAATCTGCATTTTTGGCTATGTCACTATCTACAGTAACAACGTCGTGACCTAATTCTTTTAGTACAGATTTGTATAGAGAGCCAATGCCCATACCTATTACGATACTAGTTGGATTCATTTTTACTTTGTTCGTATTGTTTAAAAAGTCTAGTTACTTCTTCCATACGTTCTTGGAATATATCTGGGGATCTATCAGCTGCACGTCGCATATCCCAATCGCTGGGATAATGTCTAAGTAAAGCTCTAGCTTGCTGGCGTATTGCTAATGGAACACGCTTAGTCTCACTAGAATAAGATAATGCCTGCAGAAATTTGGCTGTTTGTACTACAGCACGATAGCGTTCATCAGGTAGCGTCATTTACTACTGTTTCTTCGAGTTGTTCAAGTTTATCAATTTCGTCATCAGTGAAATCTTCACCGTGATCGCCTGTGTTCGTAGATTGTACACTATTGTCCTCGACAACGTCAAATAGATTGATAAACATAGTATCGGCTGTGATAGCTTTTTTACCACTAGCACCTCTAGTACCAATTACCCTATTCCAGAAGAATTTAAATTCATCAATAATTGCTAATGCTGTGCCTTTATCGCTAGTGGCAAAAAGTGCCTCAACAATATCTTTGAAGAATACACGATCAAATCTTTCATCAACCAACATATTCGGACATTTACCTAAATCATATTGGCGATTGGCTTCTTGTACAGCATTAATATGATGCCAAACATTATGCCCCATCATAATACCGTAACTAAAACTATCCCAGCTAGTCTTGTTTATTTGTCCAAATTTGTTTTTATCACCCGGTCCGTATATACAAATTTCATTTAATTTAATTTGATCAATAATTGGACTAGATTCAAATACATTTAAAATACCATCCTGTATAACCGCATCTTTATATAAACGTGTATCATGTGCATACTTTTTATCGTCTGCACTAGAAGTCATTCTATAAGTCCACTTTTTGCGATCTTCTGTTTCAGTCTGTATATAAATTTGACCATTGGCAGTTGCTAGGAAAGGACTAGCGCAGTCGAAACTGATACTAAAGTTTTCGTTATGATATTTTCTAACAGCACGTTGAATATCTGTTAGTAACACAGCCCATTCTAATTTACTCGTGCCTAAAAAGTGCATCCAATCTTGTTTGCCTCGTTCTAAAAGACCATCAAAACGTAGTTCAACAAGTCTGCGTAACACCAGTTCAATGTCACACATATTTTGACCACCCATTGCCCAACCATTGAAATGTCGATCTGCATACTGTTTTGGATCACAGTATTTTTTCATACGATCATACCAATCATCTGCCTGTTGATGATTCTCACCTTGTAGAACGTTTAGGAACTTACAGTTACCATTACGATTATTAATAAAATAGTCGTTGTTTATGTATGTGGCGTTTACTGCTTCAGCATAACTGCTAATACCAATTAGTTTGGGACTGTCTGGATTTTTCGCCACCCAACTAGGAATATCTAGAATCATTCCATAATCCATTAGCGTGTCCATCCAGTTTAAAACCTGTTTACGCTTTTTCATAGCTTTAGGGCAATTGGGATTGTCCCAATCGCCTTGCCACTTGCCTTTACCTATTTGGAATCCACCACTGTCACCTAACACCCAACTAGTTTTTCTGTCTCTATTACGAAACATATCTTCTTTAGGGTCAAATTTGTTTAAGTCTAAGTTTGCATGACCTGCTGAGTATAAGCACCATTCGTAATGAAAAGCGCCTTTAACTGGGTCTAAGTAGTTTAGACTTTCTGCACCGTGTTGAAATGATGGTGGAATACGTGACGGATCTACGTAGTTAAAATGACGTTGTTTACCTATAAATGTGGCGTAAAAAGTACTGGTTGCAGGTAAAAACTTTGCATAGTCATTTTGTGTCGATGTCAAATCTGTGTTCATTATTTGCTTTGTGCTGGTAAAATGTATTCATATACTGCAATACCACTGTCTACACTGATCTGCATAGCACCTTGATCAGTAATACGCATTGTGCTTTTACCATCTAAACTTAAAATAGCAATAACTTGTTGTACTGGCCAAGACCAAACATGTTTCAGTTTACCATTAATATTGGGTTGAAAAACAAAATTACCTGCATGGGTACTAGCATCACCAAAAGAAAATACTAAGTTTTCATCTTCAACTTTTACTTGGAAAACAGTTTCCTCGCTGTGTACTGCGGCTTGTAATTTAAGCCTTTGAATAGCATTTAGACTCGGCTCAAACTCGATATCCCAACCACTTCCTTTGAACTTAACACTTTTAAGTTTTTCGTTGATAATTTCAGTGCTCATAAAACGATAGTCGTTTACAAAATCGCCTGTTGAATTTTCAAAGTGTAAACTAGTAGGAATATCTGCACCGTTTCTGTTTGAAACTACCACTTCAATTTTTGCGTTTTCTTTGTATTCGGGATTTTTAAGATGTAAATTTAGCTTATCTAAATTTGGCATTCCAAATACGCCACTAAACTCTGATACAGGTGCATGTGTCTTTGCGTTCACAATAACGCTTCGATCTTCGGCCATAGATTCAATTGTAGTAGCAGTATCTTC